GAGGGTTAGACACGTCAACCACATGGACATCATCTTCCCAAGAGATGTATAAGTAGTTCCCTACCAGTGCCATCCTCTGCGGGTTAACAGGGTTTGTTGTGTAGGTGAGCGCCAGGTCTGTCCCCACTGCGCCCAGACCTGTCGTGACCGCGGCCAACTCACCGTTGGTGTTAAGACTTGGAACTATGAGGTGCCCGTTAACGAACTGTATCGCAGACGCCAGTGGCTTTGTTACGCCAGTAGCACCCAAAAGGTATCCAGTCTGGACCGGAACTAACGGATCTGAGATATCAACTTTAGCAACACCGCGATTAATAGTTCCGTCGTCATCTTCTATGGTTACGAAGTACGCGTCAGTGCCCTCAATTACAACACCAAACGCTCTAAGGTCATCGCCTGACACCGAGTCTGTAATATTTAGGTAAGATTCCGCTGTCATATTCTCATAGTCAGACACATCGAATATTCTAACGGCTCCTGCAGCTGGTGCTAACTGAGTTGCTTCAAGTGTCCAACTACCTCCCGCGAGGTCGTAGCTCCAAACATCGGTGAGGTTTTGAAGGCCGCCGATCCAAGTGGTCCCACCAAAGATGTACATCTTGTCGTTCAAAGTGTCTATGGCTAACGCGTGGTTATTTCTGCTAAGAGGTTTGGAAGCACCGTCCCCAAAAGTGTCTTCCTGACTCCAAGTGTCTGCGCTGATGTCGTACTTCCACACTCCGTCGAAGTAGACGGACTGGGTAGTGCCGACTCGCGCCTTGCCCCCAAATGCCCAAAGGTTGCCGTTCTCGTCAGCGTCGATCTTGGTCAGGTTTGTCTCTGCCGCTATGCCCGTGCTGCTCAGCTGTGTCCAAACGGAACTGCCTATATCGTATTCCCACAGTGCTTTACTTTCAGTCGTACCGCCGCCGGTCAAACCTCCAAAGAAGTAAACTTTTCCTTGGCCGTCTCCCGTTGTTGGAGCTGCTCCACAGTGCGACATCTTGACTTCGGGTGTTCCTGTATAACCTGGAGTTGACCAGGAGTCACCCGCCACGTTGTAAACTTGGAAAGTATTTGTTGGAGCTCCGGCGTTGTTGCCACCGTACTGGTATATGTTTCCGTTGTACCCGGCTATCGCGGAGAACGTGCGCGAGGTTGCTGGCTGGGCTACCGTCAACCACGTATCGGTCGCTACGTCGTACGCAGTAAAGTCGTTGGGAGAGTTGGCTTCAAATCCGTAGATAACCCCATCCAGTTCACATGTGCCGTGCTCCACGATGTCGTCAGGGGGAGTCGCCATCTCTATAACCACGCCAGTAGATATCGTGTACTTCCAAATTTCCTGCACGCCATTTGAGCCGCTATCTATGCCCCCAGTAAGGTATAAGGCACCGTCGTAGTATGCCCACCTGTGGCTGTTTACCGCGGCAATGGGACTTGGAACAGAGTCGCACGCGCAGACCATGTAGTCCCCGTAGAACTCTGCGTCATAGATGTTCATATCGCCTTCTTCGGTACCGGTGATCTGATCCGTAATTGTTGGCTCATCTTCGGTAGTAGGAGCGGTGATCGTACCATCTTCTACATCTGGCATCGGCATTAGGTTAGAGGCATCCGGGCCGTATGTGAAAGTTCTGATAGCAACACTCTTCATAATCAAACCGATTTGACGAATGCGCTTTCTGTAATTCAAAACAGATTCTTCGATGTACCTGGCTAACCTATTACTGGTCCACCAAGCTGTGTGCTTGATACCGATAACCACATCCACCCAGTCAGTCTCAGCAAGTGTTACAGACCCGGACAAAGGAGTCTCAGTGCCCTTCTCGACACCATCGGCCCATACATTACAAACGATACCTTCCAGGTGATCTAAACCTGTGGCAGTGGCTCCAGGATTGTTGTAGTACACATGGCTATCGTAGTGCCGTGAGTCGGATTGTCCGCGGGCCGCAGCTATGTCAGCGAATCTTTCTATTGATCTAATGCCGGCGCGTTCTACTATCATGTAAACTTCGTCGTCTGAGGTGCTTGGAGATGCTGCGAGGTCATGGATGGTTACACTTCCACCGATAGTTATTCTTGACCATGCTAATACATTCTCCACATCGTCAAATAGAACTACTCGCAGGGATGAGTCCGAAAGCAATACGTAGAGCCTTGGTTCTGGCTCACTAACGTACTGAATTCGGGTTATCCCCGGATCTGTTATCTCTGGGTGAATCAGAGTTATGTCTCTGGCTTCAATCTTCTCCCCGCGTAATCCGCTAAGAGCAAAGATCTTTTTAAGGCCGCGTTGTACAAAGTAGATAACCTGATCTACTACAGCCGGTTTAACTGCTGCAGCACCCCGGTTGGTACCTCGTTGAATTCGAATATTTGTGGGAGTAATACTGTCGTAGTCTCCGTTAGACAAAACCTGTACTTCTTCAGCACTCAGCCCCATCATTAGAACGTCACCACCGATTAACCATGACACATCTCCAACTGGTCCGAAACCAATTGTTCTTGAGATTGCTGCAGAGTCTCCAGTAAGGCTTGAGTCAAAGGACGTGAACTGGTCAGATACTGAGGCATATATTCTTGCTCCACCAGCTAACCACATTCTGCCTTCGTATATCTCAATAGAGGTTGGTCCCGGGAGGTATGTCCCAAAGTACCCCTGGTACCAGTCAAGACTTGCAGTAGTGGCACCCATTGCTTGTACTACCCGGACATCCACTACCGTGGAACTGGTGTACGCAATAACCTGACAGATGCCTATGGTCCCACCGTGAACTATTTGGTAATAGTTAGATACGGATTCGGTAGAGAAAAAATCCTGTGATGCAGTTAGGGTGCCGTCTCCGATAGTAACGCTTGGGGTTAAGGTGACACTTGTTAAATTTAAGGGTCCAAAAGGACCGTCATTTATTTCCGGTATCTCAAAAGACCAAGACGCAGCTGCCCTACGTTTTATCACCACGATGGGTATCTGCTGCCCGGATATGGCGTACCCGTCACTCACTAAAAATAGTACGTCGTTTACTTGAGCGAATCGAATGGTGTCCAGGACTGTTCCCTGGTCTCCGCTGTTATCCGTGAAGATGAGCCCGGTGACTTCCAGGTCTCCTGCAGCTAAATGGCCGCAAGCAGCAACATACCCGGAGTAGGGTTTGTCGTTGGCAAAAGTAATAGTTACGTTAGTTATGCCCGGGTCAAAGGTCATTACGTGATACCCGGGAGCCAACCAACCTTCAAAGATATCGTTAGACTCAACACCGTTTGTGCCGATCTGGATTAGGATTGGGCTCACTTCGATACTGACTGCAACCGTTCTTTCCCCATTTGAGGACACGTAGGTCTGCGATATGCGGCCCCAGTCACCGGACCCTGTGCCGCCAGTTAGTTTCCATCGGGCAGCACCGGAAGCGTTACTGCCGGCGCCACTGTTGCTGCCTCCCCAACCAGTACCACCCGCCATTGCTTCATTAACAATTGTATCGAGAGTAGCGGTAGTAGTTTGCAGTACGCCGTCCACCCACATTCTTACTGTCTCAACACTGGGATTAGTCTCAGTAGATGAGAACTCAAGCATCGTTGGTATGTTTCCGTCGTCTACGAAGGGGACCAGTTTGTGAGTTACACCAACTTTAGCCAGACCCATATACTCAGACCCGGATCGGTACTCCATGTACCCGGCTCGTGACGGTAGGAAATTTTCTTGAAGGGAACAAGCGTTATGGACGCGTTCAACATCGTCACGCGTCATTATCTTCTCGTCAATTTCACCTCTATTGAACTTATTCGAATAGGTGCGAGGCATGGTTATGGTCTCCGGCTATTTCGACGAGTCGGATACCTGAATCGAGCTTCAGTCCAAGACCCCGACGCAATTACTTGTGGCGGGTTACGCTGGGCGTCAGTGTTGTACGCCTCTCTTTTATACTCTTGGTACTTGGCGATAGCTTTAGTCATATCAGCACCGTCGACGGTACCAAGACGTTTTGCTAATTCCGCGGCAACCAGATTATAAAAGTAGCGAGGCCAAGCAGATAATGTGGTTAGATGATTTGTGGATACGTACTGTACGTACAGTGGAGAGGCGTCGCTATAGAAATAGTCTTCTTCTCGAAGGTACGGAACAGATCGTATGAAGTACTCATCTGCTGAAATTGAGTTGATTCGTAACATATCTGAAGGTACGGCAAATGCGTACTGGTATCCCCAAGCGGGGTCAACCACATCGTCGTACTCAAGCTTTACGGATTGTCTTGCAAAACCCCAGGATATTAATTCGAGTACAGTCTCAACCGCTCCGTGGTCCAGAGCATAATCCAGAGCCACTTTGCGTTGAGACTCATCATCGTTACTGATGATGGGAGGCAGGTTAGCTAGATCTAACGCGGTGTTGTACAGATTTCTGTACGCCGTAGTTAGAGTTCTGGTACCTGCTAGAGGACGAGGGGTTTCTTTAATACCGTCAGCAATTAGAGAGGCTTGAAGAGCCGCCTGGTATCGTGCATTCGCTCTGCTAGATTCTTCTGGCTTAAAGCGTGGTCCGACCTGACTAGCCATGTACAAGCCCAAAGCTTGGATAAACGATGGCGTCCAAAGGGTCTCTGCAGCACTGGTAGAAATATAACGTAAGTAGACTGTAGTGTGGGACTGTACTGCTACAGTGCCGCCTTCCAGGAAGTAACGAGTAACTGGCTCATCAAGAAGCTCGTCAGACCATAGTCCAAGAAATTGTTTGTAAGTTGCCGGCAGGGTGAACACATTATCGTATCCGTGCTCAGAACTGGCCGATGGTGAACTTAACGCCTCTACTACTGAGGCAAATCTCGGGGAGATAGCTTCCAGTAAGAAGTTAGTACTTGTCGTGTATATCGCGTCAAGCGCATGTCTAAGCTCACTTTCGTCTTCCGCGTATCGAAGTTCTGGGACTGCGAGAGCTGATGCAGCGATATTGTAAACTTGTAAAGCGGTTGCACTTAAACTTGTAGCGATTTGCGGAAAATGACTTTCCTTAACTGCCTCACTCGCTGTTGCTTCCTGAATAGCTTTGTCAGCTTCTTGCGCCAGACGATCTTTTTCTTCAGGTGCAAATCGGGGTGCCAGCTCTTTGGCAATCCAAGCAGCTACTGCACGACTGAATTTACTGGACCAGTTAGCTTCCGCACTTAATGTAGAGACATACCGCATATACGCCGTGGCGTACCCATCAATTACGATATTAGTGTCTTCAATGAAGAACCGGTGGATCGGTTCGGTGAGTTCGTCATCAGCCCACAGATCTGTGATTGTTACAAAGTCGGCGGGTAACGCAGTAACATTGTCAACTCCATGCACGGCACTCGGTGCCCCACCTGTTACTGCGATTACCCGGGTAGCGAATTTAGGTCGTATAGCGTCCAGACACACTTTCTCAGCTGTGGCGTACACACTATCAATGGCAAGACGAACAGCACTGTCGTCGTCTATGCCGCGGAGTTCCATCTGGCCGATAGCTGGAAGGACTAGGTTATATAACGCAAGCTGGTCCGTGCTTAACGAACCCGTCGCTTTTTGAGTTACGAATTGATTTTCTTTAACCGACTCAATCGCAATTACTTCTTGTCGAAGTTTCTCGTAATGCTCATTGAGCATGTCGATGCGTGAGGGGTTAATGCGACTGGCACATTCTCTTGCCAGGTACGCGGAAACTAGTCTACCGAATATTGGGCTAAACTCATTCGGTTGAGGAGAGCTGGATATGTACCGTATCCAGATATTAGTAGCGATCTCACAGGCAACCGTATTGCCCTCTATGACATATCGGTTGATTGGTTGAGTGAATTCTTCGTCAGCAAAGAAAGATCCTATGCTTCCGTGAGTACCAGGATCACGCAACACATCAACGAAGTCTGCAGGAAAACTGTAGACTTCATCGATTCCGTGTACGGAGCTGGTTGTCGGTGACGCAAGCTTGGCACTTTTAACAGCAAAGCGCGGCTGCGTTAGTTGGAGACAGTGAGTTACCAGAGATAAGTTATAGTTCTGGTCCAGGACGTGCCTGGGTTCTCTGTCTTCGTATAAGTTAGATATACGCCGCTCTCCAAGCAAATGGAGAGCATTGTTATAAATCCCAAGCTTGGTCACTGCAGACATTTAGATGTTACCTTTTTAAAGTGGCTCGATACTCGTCAAGCTCTAAAAGGGCTTTGCCCTGGTTGGGGATATTCTTAAAGACGTTATCCCCCGTCTCAGTGTCGACTATACACCATTTTAAGACTCCGCGCTGCTTCACCACGTACCTTTCTTTGACACCTTTGGTATCGTAGCTAACATCTTCTATCTCAGTGTAGTTAGTCACTGTGACTTTGACGTTGTTCGCGTGTAAGAAGGTCACGAGTCCGTAGGCTACCCATGCGTAATCTTCTGAAAGGATCCGTACCTCGCTTCCCATTTGAAGCTGGGGAGCTACGTGCCTCCAAAGATCTGGACTACCTATGTCCTCTACCGTCGTGCCCGTGGGAGCTATAACCGAATACTGCCTGACCTTGTGGGTCATTAACCCAAAGTTAGTGGGCAGTACTGGCCTAATTTCCCGCTGATGCCCCGGTGGTATTGGAGCGGTTGCCACTGCGACTGGGGCTTGCCCCGACGCGGCTTTGGCTTCTTTTGCCGACTCTTCATTCACAACAGATGCCTTGGGGGGCTCTGGTGCTTTTTCAATAATGTCGAGTGGGGTTTCTTTTGCTGGTTGCTTTACTTTGGCCTGGGCCATATTGGTTCTCCTAATTTTACCTCGTTTAAAAAAAAGCCCCTGCCGCTTTCAGGGCAGCAAGGGCTCTCTTGGTTACTACTTAGCTACCGATTAGGATAGCACCACCGCTCCTGTGTTTTCCAGAATGGTTCCGTTACCGTCGCCATCTATGAACACCGCAAGTGACT